GCAGAGTAAGTTAATGGCAATTAAAAAAGATCAATTAGATGAAATGATGTCTGAAAAAAATGGCATGAAAGTTAGAGATAACATGGATGGTGAAAAACGTGCTGATGATAAATTAATGGCTAAAGTTTCATTTGGTAAAGAATTAGATAAACTACCAGGTAACACTATTCAAGAAAAACTTGAAAGAGCATTAGGTATAAAAGTAATGCCTAATATTCCATTAAAGGATGCTTTAAAATTATTAAGAAAAAATAAAAAATAATAATGCCAACTACTGATTTAATATCACCATTTGTAGTAAGTTGTGCAGGTGGACTAACACTAAATAAAGATGTGTTTTCAATGCAACCTGGTGAAGCACTTATATTACAAAATTTTGAACCTGATATTAAAGGTGGTTACAGAAGAGTTAGTGGTACAGCAAGATATAATACTACACAAGTTCCACAAGGATCAAGCACTGCAAGTCAAACAATTGATTGCTCAATAATATTTAATGATCAAATTATAGCCGCTAGAGGTGGTGATATTCATAGAGGAACAACATCTGGTAGTTTTACTACTTTAACAACAGGATTAGGTACAGCTACTAGAGCATATGATTTTGAAAAGTTTAACTTTAATGGAACTGATAAATTAATTATTGCTACAGGACATTCTCCTGCACAGATAATTAATAGTAGTTTTGCAGTTGATGTAGTAAATGCAACAGGTGGTGGGACAGCACCTACTAATCCTAAATTTGTAAAAGCATTTCAAAACCATATGTTTTATGCTGGTGCATCTAATTCACAAGAAGTTATATTTAGTGTACCATTTGAAGAAGATAATTTTAGTACAGGTAGTGGTGCAGGATCATTTAAAGTTGACTCTACAGTTGTTGGATTAAAAGTATTTAGAAATGAATTAATTATATTTTGTGAAGATAGAATATATAAATTAACAGGAACATCATCTAGCACATTTGCAGTACAAGAAGTTACAAGAAATATTGGCTGTAGAGATGGTGGTAGTATTCAAGAGATTGGTGGTGATGTTATATTTTTAGCACCTGATGGATTAAGAACTATTGCAGGTACAGCTAGAATTGGTGACGTTGAATTAGGATCTATATCTAGACAAATACAATCTAGAATTGATGAGATAGGTTTAGACAGAATATCATCAGTTGTTATAAGAGCTAAATCTCAATACAGACTGTTCTATCCTACTACAGCTGGATCACAAGCATCATCAAAAGGAATTATTGGTGTATTAAAAAATAATCCTAATACAGGATCTATTGGTTTTGAGTATGCTGATATGGTTGGTATTAAACCATCATGTACAGATTCAGATTTTATTAGTTCAGTTGAAACACAAGTTTTTGGTGGATTTGATGGATACATTTATAAAATGGAAACTGGTAATACATTTGGTGCAGGAACTACCACAAATACAATTCAAGCAGTATATCGATCACCTGATATGGTTATGGGAGACCCAGGTGTTAGAAAATACATGCAAAGAGTTAATTTAAACTATGAAGGTGAAGGGACTAGTATTGATGCTAATTTAGCATTACGATATAATTATGATGACCAAGATAGTCCACAACCATCTAAGATAGCATTACCCAATGTATCAGGTGCTGGTCAATATGGCGTAGCTTTATATGGTAGTGCTTTATATGATGCATCAGGTGTGCCTTTACTTAGACAATCAGTAGAAGGATCAGGATTTGCTATAGCATTACAAATAGATGATCAAAACAGTGCTGATTCATTTTCAGTAAAAGGTTTTCAATTAGAATTTACCCCAGGAGGAAGAAGATAATGGCAGGTTATTCAGCAAGACAATCAACATTTACAACAGGTGATACAATCACTGCCGCTCATTCTAATGATGAGTTTAATCAATTATTAGCTGCATTTAATGCAAGCACTGGACACACGCATGATGGAACTGCGGGTGATGGTGGTCCTGTAACTACAATTAGAGATGCAGATTCATTAAATAAAATTTTAGTTGATACAACTAATAATCATTTAGAATTTTATGTTGAAGTATCATCTTCAGCAGTACAACAATTAAGAATACAAGATGGTGCTATTGTACCTATTACAGATAATGATATAGACTTAGGAACTTCTTCTCTTGAGTTTAAAGATTTATTTATTGATGGCATAGCTAATATTGATACTCTAAGTTTAGATGGTACAACTATCACAGCAACTGGTGCAGAGTTAAATATATTAGATGGCGTAACAGCTACAGCAGCAGAACTTAATATATTAGATGGTGTAACTTCTACTGCGGCAGAACTTAACATACTTGATGGTGTAACTGCAACAGCAGCAGAATTAAATATTATGGATGGAGTAACATCCACAACTGCTGAGTTAAACATATTAGATGGAGTTACTTCAACAGCTGCAGAATTAAATTTAGTTGATGGTATCACAGCAGGAACTGTAAGTGCATCAAAAGCAGTCATAGTAGATTCTAACAAAGATTTAACTGGACTTAGAAACTTAACTATTTCTGGAGATCTTACAGTATCTGGTGATGATATTACTATGGGTACAAACACTGCAGGTAATTTATTAATTGCAGATGGTACAAACTTTAACTCAATAGCTGTTGGTGATTTATCAGAAATATCTACAGTTGCTAATGATGATGTATTTTTAGCAGTTGATACTTCTGGTGGTGGTCTTAAAAAAATTGCAAGATCAGCAATAGTTGCAGGACTTGCTACCTCAGGTGCAATATCAAATGTTGTAGAAGATACTTCACCACAACTAGGTGGAGATCTTGATATGAATGGTCAGGATATTGTAACAACATCAAATGCAGACATTGAATTAGCACCAAATGGTACAGGACACGTAACTATTAAAGGTAATACTAATCAAGGTACTCTTCAACTTAATTGTGAAAATAATTCTCATGGTCAACAAATAGTAGCTGCACCACACTCAGAAAGTGCTAACAACGTTTTAACTCTTCCTAGCACTGGCGGTGATGCTAGATTAGTATCAACAGCTTCAACTGCTACACTAACAAATAAAACTTTAACTACACCAATTATTACAGAAATAGATTCAGGATCTAGTATTACACTAGATGCAACTACAGATATTGTTTTAGATGCAGGTGGAGCAGACGTTACACTTAAAGATGATGGTACGACTTTTGGTAGTCTAACAAATTCTAGTGGAGAACTAGTAATTAAATCTGGATCTACACCTACAACTGCTATGACATTTAGTGGGGCTAATGTAACTTTTGCAGGTACAGTAACTATTGGATCTGCAGGAATATCAGAAGCAGAATTAGAAATATTAGATGGTGCAACAGTTACTACAGCTGAACTAAATATTTTAGACGGAGTAACATCTACAGCTTCAGAAATAAATATCATAGATGGTGACACATCAGCTACTTCTACTACATTAGTAGATGCTGATAGAGTGGTCACAAATGACGCAGGAACTATGAAACAAGTAGCATTAACAGATGTTAAAACATATTTAACTAGTGCAGGTTTTGTAACTGATGACCCAACAGCTTTAGCTATAGCTCTTGGATAATAGTCATTGACTTTTTAAAATACAACGATATAATATAATAATAAATAGGAGATAATAAATGGCAAATACTTTTAAGGTAGTAACCTTTGCAGCAGAGCCAGCTTCAGCTGGAACGCCATACAAAATGTACACTTGTGCAGGAAGTACAACAACTGTTGTCCTTGGCCTTATCCTTACTAATATACATACATCAGCAGTAACTGTTGAAGTAGAATTAGTTAGTGATACTGGTAGTAGAGGTGGTGCAAATGACGTTGCAAATGGTACATCATTTTTAGTCAAAGATGTGTCTATACCAGCTGGTAGTTCGTTAGAACTTTTATCAGGTGGTAAAGTAGTTTTAGAAGCAACAGATGAAATTAAAATAGATTGTTCTGTAGCTGATAAAATTTCAGGAACATTGTCTATAATGGAGATCACGTAAGATGGCTTATATTGGTCAGCAACCTGCACTCAAAGCATTAACAGCTGGAGATATAGCTGATGATTTAATTACATCTGCTAAATTAAATTACAGTGAATCTACACTTACAGATCAAGCTACAGTAACTTGGGATGCATCCACACAAGATGTGTGTAAATTAACTTTAGGTGGTAATAGAACATTAGCTGCTCCTACTAATAGCACCACAGGTCAATTTATATCTATTCTTGTTATTCAGGATGGGACAGGTTCAAGAACTTTAAGTTTTAATGCTATCTATGAATTTGCAGACGATACAGCACCTACACTAACAACAACAGCAGCTAAAGGAGATGTTTTTGTTTTTCGATACAACGGATCTAAATGGTTAGAAGTTGGAAGAAATTTAAATTTAACATTATCATAATATGTACGCACTAGTAGAATCAGGATCAGTAACAAAAATATTTTCTAATTTAAAAGGGTTTGAATTAAATGGAACTCAATACCCAGGTGATATTTTTTATAAATGGACTAAAAGTGAAAAAGAAGCTATTGGAATTTATGAAGTTGAAACTGACTCAACGAATTTTAAAGATGAAAAATGGTACATTAATACTAATGAGTCTTTTACATTTTCTAATAATAAAGTTACTAGATCATGGGGAACTGCAACCGCTAGAAAACATGCGGACACTTTATATACCTCTTTAGATAAAACAAATGGTTTAATACCAGAGGGCAAAGATGTTGGAGACGTCGCTTATAGAGGATTAAAATATGATTTAATTGAAACAATTAAAAAACAAGCTGCTAGCATATTACAACAGACAGATTGGTATATTATTAGAAAAGCAGATGCAGGCACAGCGGTACCATCTTCAATCACAACACACAGAGCAGCGGTCAGAACAAAAGCAGCTGAAATGGAAACAGCAATTACAAATGCATTGGACACTCCAGCTTTAGAAACTTTATACACTTACACAGAACAAGAGGATGGGTCTGTTACAAGGCCTATTGGTGACCTACCAACACTGGAGGTTTAATGCCAATTAATGGTTTTCTCTATCCAGGAGCTAAGGTTGTAAAAGCTTATAACGTAGCTAATTCAATAATATATAATGATGGTGATGGCCCACAACTAACTAGAGTAAATTCATCAGATGGTAATTTAAAAAATTTTACATTTTCTGTTTGGGTAAAAAGATCAAGTGGTGGTGCAACAAAAAGATTACTACATTGTAGAAATAGCGGTGGAAGTCAATTTGCTTCAATATTTTTTAACAGTTCAGATCAATTAGAATATAGTTCATCAGACGGGTCTAACAGTGATAATTTAGTAACAAATAGGGTTTTCCGTGATTTTTCTAGTTGGTATAACATTGTTGTTGTCTGGGACTCTGATAATTCCACATCATCAGATAGAATTAGATTTTTTGTAAATGGTTCAAGGGAAACAAGTTTTGCAACTTCAGATTTCCCAGCTTTGAATCAAGAAAGTATGATGTCAAAAGGTACAGCCGCTTCAACTATTGGATTAGGTTTTCAAAGTGTTGCAAATTCAGAACACTTTGACGGATATATGTGTGAAGCAGTTTTTTTAGATGGCACAACATCAACTGATGCTTCGGAATTTGGTGAATTTGATGAAGATAGTCCGACAATATGGAAACCGATTGATGTTTCAGGATTAACTTTTGGAAGTCATGGTTATTATCTAGATTTTGAAGATAGTTCAGCACTAGGTGATGACGTGTCTGGAAACAACAATGATTTTACTCCATCTAATTTAGCCGCAACAGATCAATCTACAGATACTTGCACTAATAATTTTGCAA